AGACGATCGTGGTCGAGACGTATGGCGGGCAGGAGTACCGGAACGCCGCGTGGGCGCAGCCCAAGGGCCGCTGGCAGTGCGACGACGCGCAGCAGGCGCTGAACTCGAACAGCGCCTACTACTACACCGCGCTCCGCAATCTGTGGATGGTTGTGATGGGGCAGCTCGGTGGCTTTCGCATGAAGGACTACTTCGACTACCTCGACGAAGGCGGCGGCAAGTTTTCGATGATTGACGCGACGCACTTCCAGTGCGTGAAGCGCTATACGGTCGGCTCGACGACGTTCGACCGCACGATCCTGAAGCCGGTCTCCCCGATCGTTGTCACCGGCGGCAGCGGCGTCAGCGTCGACTACACGACCGGCATCGTCACGGTCAGCAGCGGCACGCCGACCGCGTGGACCGGCGCGTTCGACATCCCGGTCCGGTTCGAAGACGACCTGTCGCAGATGATGGTCGATTCGACCGGGGCGCTGTTCGACTGGCAGATGCTCCGGCTGATCGAGCTGCGGAACCTGTCGTGATCCCGATCAGCGTCGCGCTCAAGGCGCATCTGGCGCAGCCGTACCAGACCGTCTCGACCTGTTGGAAGATCACGCGGCTGGACAGCACGGTTCTCGGGTTCACTGATCACGATCAGCCGATCACCTTCGGCGGCGTCACGTACGTCCCGACGACGGCTTATTCGCGCAGCGACATCGAAGGGCGCGGCGATCTCTCGGTCGATAACCTCGAGGTCGAAGGGCCGCTCGTGCTGCCGAACATCGTCGAGGCCGACCTCGCCGCGGGCCTGTGGGACCACGCCGCGGTCGAGATCTTCATCGTCAACTGGGCCGACCTGACGATGGGCAACATGGTCCTCCGGACCGGTTGGATCGGCGAGGTCAGCGCCGACCGCGGCTTCTTCAAGGCCGAGCTGCGCGGTCTGACGCAGGCGTACTCGCGCATCATCGGCCAGCTCACGTCGCCATCGTGCCGCAACAATCTCGGCGACTCGTTCTGTCAGGTCGACCTGACGCCGTTCACAGTGACCAGCACGCTGACCGGCGTCGGCGCGGACAACCAGACGATGTATGACACGGCGCGCACCGAACCCGGGCCGTCCGGCGGCGTCGTCATCCAGACCGTCACCAAGGCGAACCCCGGTCACGTCACGCTGGCCGCGGCGCTCAACATTGCGCCCGGCTCCCCGGTCACATTCAGTGGTTGCCTCGGCATGACGCAGATCAACGCGGTCCAGACGTTCAACAACCCGAACACGGCCAAGACCCAGTTTGACCTGTCAATCGACACGTCGTCCTTCAGCACCTATACGACCAACAGCGGCACGGCGACGCCGCTTGGCTCCGGGACGGGTTACTTCGACTTCGGACTGATGACGTTCACGAGTGGCAACAACGCCGGCCTGTCGATGGAGGTCCGCAGCTACGTGCCGGGGCAGTGGATGCTGTTCATGCCGATGCCGTACCTCGTGCAAGTCGGGGACGCCTACACCATGGTCGCCGGCTGCGACAAGAGCGTGACCACCTGCCACGATCGCTTCTCGAACGTGGTCAACTTCCGCGGCGAGCCCTATCTGCCGGGCATCGACCGCATGATCCAGACGGGCAAGCAATGACCGTTGCCGGCGACGCGCTCGTCGCTGAAGCGCGCCGCTGGGTCGGTACGCGCTGGCAGCATCAAGGCCGCTCGCGCTTGGGCTGTGACTGTATCGGCCTGATCGGCGGCGTCTGCGCCAGCACCGGCCTGACCGATGACTGGCTGACCGATGCTTCGCTCGAGTTCAACGGCTACGGCCGCGCGCCGCTGGTCGAGTGGATCGCCCGCGGCTGTGCCCGCTGGATGAACCCGGTCGAATGGATCGACCGCCAGCTCGGCGACGTCATCGTGCTCAACTTCCGCGGGCTCCCGGGCGCCGGCCCGAACCCGCCGCCGCAGCACTTCGCTTTCCTGTCCGGTGTGAACCCGGACTACATGATCCACAGCTACGCCAGCGCGCGCCGGGTCGCGGAGAACGGCATCGACCGGGTGTGGCGCTCGCGGGTCGTGTCGCTGTGGCGTCTTAAGGGCGTCGGCTGAGATGGCATCACTCGTCCTCGGTGCGGTTGGCGCCGGCATCGGGTTCCTGATCGGGGGTCCTGCCGGCGCGGCCATTGGCTGGGCGGTCGGCTCGGCCGTCGGCTCGCTGTTCTTCCAGAAGGGCCAGACCGGGCCGCAGCTGAAGGACCTGCACGTCCAGACCAGCGACTACGGCAAGATGATCCCGATCATCTACGGGACGATGCGCGTCGCCGGCGTCGTGATGTGGGCGGACGACCTGAAGAAGGTCACGCACACCAGCGGCGGCAAGGGCAGCGGCCCGAAAGTCACGACCTACAGCTACACCGATTCCTTCGCGGTGATCCTGTCCGAGGGGCCGGTCACGGCCATCCTGCGGATCTGGGCCAACGGCACGATCATCTACGACGCGCGCCCGGGTGGCTTGACGCTCGACCCGATCCCGGTCACGCTGTACCTCGGCACCACGACGCAGAACCCCGACCCGACGATGGAGGCGGTGCTCGGCGTTGGCTTCGTGCCGGCGATGCACGGCTACGCGTACGCCGTGTTCACCGACTTCGACCTGTCGCAGTACGGCAACGCGCTGCCGCAGCTCAACTTCGAGGTGCAGGTCGAGAACGCGCCGAACGAGGTCGGGGTCTACATCGTCTCGAAGAACTCGCCGGTCGGCCCGTGGCAATCGGCGAACAATCCGACTGCGCAACTGCCGTATATCAGCGCGTGGCCGGCGGCGACCACCGACATCCGCGTCCGGTCGCTGTCGACCAACACCATTGACCTGTTCAAGCAGGACCTGACCAGCGACGGCACCGACACGGCCGGCGCGAACGACGCGTTCCCGATCCGCCGGCATTTCCAGCTCACTTTCCCGCCGTACGAATCGTGGAACTACTTCCCGATCGGCATGTTCAACGGCCAGCCGGTCTGGTATCAGCAGAGCCATTCGACCGGAGTTTTCTATCCCACTGGCGGCGACGGCACGCACGATCCGGCAATCGCGGTCGGCTCGGTCACGCTCGTCGGCACTGGCATCGTTGCAGGCTTCGATGTCGCATCAATCGTCACTGGCGGTCTGTACGTCAGCGGCGCGTGCATCTCGTCTGACCAGAACACGCTCTTTCTGTTCACTGCGCCGACGCACGGCGCGAACCCGACCGTGTGGTGGAAGATCACGTACAACGGCACGAACTACGTCGTGAGCGGAACCGGCAGCATCCATGGCGTCCCGGTTAACAGTTCGCTCGCTGGCGTGTGGGGACCGACCGCGCTCGGAACGGTCGGCATCCTCGCAGCGATGGTTGCCGAGAACGACGGGATGCACTTCTGGCAAGCGCGGCAGGGCGGCATGACCTCGATGTACTACATCGACAGCACCGGCCTGCTGAACTTCGACCCGGTTTCGGGCACGACGCTACCAGTGAACATCGACACCGGTTACTCGGACTCGTTCGAGCTGCCGTCGTTGTTCTCGCCCAAGATCGGCTACTGCGGCTACGTCGGCGGCCAGACGATCGCCCTGCTTGCCCGGCTCGCGACCGGCGGCGGCCAGCTCACACTCGCCGACGTGGTCAGCGACATCTCGGTCCGCGCCGGCCTGACGACCGGGCAGATCGACGTCACGGCACTGGTCGACCTTGTCGACGGCTACGCGATCACGCAGCAGTCGGCGTGCCGGGACGACATCACGCCGCTGCAGGCCGCGTATTACTTCGACGGGGTCGAGTCGAACGCCACGATGAAGTTCGTCAAGCGCGGCGCGGCGCCGGCCCTGACGATCGCCGACACCGACACCGCCGCGCACACCACCGGCAGCTCGCCGCCGGCCATCGTGGTCGCCAAGCGCGCGCAGGACGTGGACCTGCCGGTGCAGATCAACGTCAACTATTTGCAGCTCGCGGCCGACTACCAGATTGGCTCCCAGTACTCGCGCCGGATCGCGGTCGAGACGACCCAGCTCGCGAACAAAGTCGACCTCGCGATCACGCTGTCGGACCAGCACGCGTCGGCCATCGCGTGGACCCTGTTGACGCAGGCGTGGGCGGAGCGCGAGACGTTCACCTTCGACCTGCCGCGCAAGTACTGGTATCTCGAGCCGACCGATGTGATCATCGTGCACGGCTACGAGATCCGGATCATCTCGAAGAAGGACAAGGCCGACGGCACGCTGGCGTTCGAGGGTTGCGCCGCGCTGTCGTCGATCTGGTCGCAGGGTCCGGTCGGCACGACGGGCAGCGGCTTCAAGCCGTCGCCGCCGCCCGGCACGCAACCGACCGAGTTGTTGATGCTGAATATCCCGCTCCTGACCGATACCGACACCAAGAACGGACCGAACGCCGCGATGTGCGGGACGGTCGCCGGCCAGTCGTGGGGCGGCGCGACGCTGTACGAATCGATCGACGTCGGCGTGACCTACGACCAGATCGGCGCCGAGAGTGTCCCGAACGTCATCGGCGTGGTTAACGGCGTGATCCCGACCTTCGGCGGCGGCAACATGTTCGACGAAGGCACGATCATCGACGTGACGATCGGCAACGGCGGCGGCCAGCCGGAGGCGGCGACCGAGGGGTCCGTGCTAAACGGCATGAATATGGCGCTGTGCGGGCGCGAGATCATCCAGTTCAAGAACGTCGTGCAGGTGGGACCGAGCGAGTTCCAGCTGTCCGGCTTGTTGCGCGGCCGCCGCGGCACCGAATGGGCGATGCAGACACACGCCGATCAGGAAGTGTTCGTCATCCTGCCGGTGCTGGACATCGACGGGCCGTACTCGGACCTCGGACAGGCGCGGCTGTTCAAGGCGGTGAGTTCGGGCCAGTCGCTGCAGGCGACGAGCTTCGTCGAGTTCACCAACGACGGCTCGACGCTGCGCCCCTATTCGCCGGTGCTCCTCGATGGCGCGCAATGCGACCCGTTCGACGGCAGCGTGCAGATCGACTGGACGCGACGCACGCGCATCTCGGGGCAGTGGGTCGACTTCACCGACGTGCCGGTCTCGGAGCCGTCCGAGGAGTACGTGCTCCAGATCTGGGACTCGACCTTCACGACGGTCGCGCGCATCGTGACCGGGCTCGCCTCGCCGGCCTTCACCTACACGCACGCGATGCAGGTGACGGACTTCGGCGCTAATCAAAAGCAGATCTTCGTCACGGTCGGGCAGGTCGGCACCTACAAGCTGGGCGTGCAGGCGCACACCATCGTGGACGGGGCCGGCTCGACCAATGACGTGCCGCTGAATCCGCAGCCTCCATACAACAGCGACCCGCCGCCGCCGACCGGCGGGTGCACCCTGCCGGAGCAGACCAGTTCGTTCACGTGGGGGACCGCGCCGTCCACGGTCACGAATGCGAGCGCCGACGACGCGCACACGTGGGTCATCTCGTTCACGACCGGCGTCGCGGTCGCCGGGCTCGGGCAGATCAACCTCGGCCCGAACACCGGCGCCACCCCGGTGTCGATCAACGCGGTGCTGTCCGCGTCGCCCTGCGGTGCGCCGCTCGCGCCGGATGCAGTGCAGTCGGGCACGTCGCCGCTGCTGCTCTTCTACATGACGAACAATCCGTCGCCGACGCAATTCCCGACGCTGCTGCCGTCGACGACTTACTACGTCAGCGCGAATCTCGGCGGTGCGATGGACGCCAAGGCCACGCTGCAGATCCCGGTCGCCGGCGGCAGCGGAGGCGGCGGCGGGGGCGGAGGCGGCGGTTCGGCGTGCGTCGGCTTCAACGTCGTGAATATCGAAGTCCCTTGGGACATCACCGGTCCGGTCGTGCCGATCCCGCAGCTAGGTCCGAACGATGCCGTCGTGCTGCACTTCAAGACGGGCGCGGCGGTGCCGAGCGGACCGCAGTCGCAGCAGCGCATTTCGATCTTCGAGTTTCAAGGGCCAGTGACGACGCGCACTGCCGTCGTCGCCACGCAGCCGTGCGTGTCGACTTCTGATGTCGACCCGTCATTCGGCAAAAGCATCAGCACGGATCCGAACTTCGACATCGTATGCGGCTATGCGATCACGCCGCTCGGGTTCTTGAATCTGAATCCGTTCACCGACTATTACATCACCGTCACGAATCGTGACGCGACGCCAGCGAACACCTGTTCGCAATCATCCTGCGGCGCTGCGGTTGAACTGTTCGCGCCACACTGAGAGAGAAAGCGATGGCATCCAACCCGACCAACCTCGACACCATCAGTCAGTCGCAAGGGCAGAAAGAGGTCACTGCGAACGCGCTGTTCGATGCGATGTCGCCGGCCGCAGCGTTCGGTCGACACGCGAGCGCGTGCATCGGTCTGACGTGGGCTTACTACGGCGGCAACATGATCATCGGCGGGTCGCCGACGTTCATCGCGAACGGCACGCTCTCGCTCACTGCCAGCACCGTCTGTTACATCGAGGTCGATTCAAGCGGGGCGGTCAGCTTCAATACGTCGGGTTTCACCCCCGGCCGGACGTCGCTCTATGCAGTGACGACCGGCACGTCGAGCGCGACATCATGGTTCGACAAGCGCGTCGCGGGCGGCGCTCCCGGCGCAGCGGGCGCAACCGGGAACACCGGCGCGACGGGTCACACCGGCAACACTGGCAATACCGGAGCGACGGGAGCAACGGGCGCAACAGGTGCGGGCAGCACAGGCGCAACGGGCGGGACTGGGGCGACGGGCGCGACCGGCAACACTGGCAACACCGGGAACACTGGCGCAGGCACGACGGGAATGTACGGCGGCGCGATCACGATCTATTACCAGTTCAACACGTCGACGAGCGTCGCGGATCCCGGATCCGGAAAGCTGTCGCTCGACAACGCGAACGCGCTGCTCGCGACGAACATCTGCGCGAGTCAGACCGACGCGAACGGCAACGCGAACTGGGGTCCGGTTCTCAACGCGATGGCCGATTCGACATCGGTGATCAAGGGACAGATCAGAATCCCGAATCGCTACGACGACAGCGTGTTCACGGTCTACAACGTCAACAGCGTCACGTCGCACACCGGCTGGACGCAGATCACAGTGACAGAGGTCACTGGCGTGTCGCCGACGCCGTACGCGAGCAACGACCCGTTGCTGCTGTGCTTCACGCGCAACGGCGACGAAGGATCGACCGGCGCAACAGGCGCAACCGGCGCGGGCTTCAGCGGCGCAGTCGGGCCGACCGGCGCGACCGGCGCGACCGGGGGGACGGGCCAGACCGGGGGGACGGGCCAGACCGGGGGGACCGGCGGCACCGGCGGGACGGGTGCGACCGGCGCGACCGGCGTCGCGTCGACGGGGCAGGAGTTCACCGCCGGCAGCTCGAGCTTCACCTACAACGTCCCGTCGAACGTGTCGTTTATCTGGATCACGATGATCGGCGGCGGCGGCGGCGGGTCGAACCGGGTCAGCAACACCGGAGGGGGAGGCGGCGCGTCCGGGGAACTCGTCGAGTCATTGCAGATTCCGGTCACCGCTGGCGGCACGGCTGTCATCGTCATCGGCGCAGGCGGGACGGGTGCAGCAGGCGATGGCAGTGCGCACATCGGTGGCACAGGCGGTACGACGAGCGTGACAGCGAAGGGCTACACGTGGAACGCGCTCGGCGGGAACGGGGGCACGACGGGCGGCGTCGGTGGACTCGGAGGCGGTCCGAAGGGCGGCACAGGCGGCACAGTTGCAGCAGCACCGAACGCCGGTAACTACGGCACGCCAGAGAGCCCCGCGCATATGGGCGGCAACGGCGGATCGCCGGGATCATCATCAGTGACCGGCACAGGCGCGAACGGTGTCGCAGGCGCAGGTCAGAGCGCCGGAGCTCCGGGCGGAACGCCGTCGAGCAATCAAGCGGGCGGCGGCGGCGGTGCAGGATCGATATGGGGCAACGGCGGCACTGGTGGCAACGGCGGCGTCACAGGCAGTAATGCAGGCGCAGCGAACTACGGCGCAGGCGGCGGCGGCGCGGGCGGCATGACAGGCTCGACGACGACAGCAGGCAACGGCGCGCCGGGATACGTGTTCGTCACTGCGATTGCGTGATGCGATGGGCACTCAGTCAACCGAGTTCACAGGCGCAGGGAACTACACGTTCAACGTCCCGAGCGGCGTGTCTATTGTGTGGGTCACGATGCTCGGCGGCGGAAGCGGAGGCGCGCACACGTCAGGATCGGCGGCGGCCGGTGGCGGCGGAAGCGGCGAGATCGTCATCGCTCGACCGCTCGCAGTGACGCCGGGAGGGACAGTGACGGGATCGATCGGTGCGGGCGGCGCAGGCGCGACATCAGGCGGCACGGTCGGATCAGCAGGCGGCGATACGACGTGCGGTCCGTTCACTGCGAAGGGGTCTCCGGCAATGCCAGTACCGGGCAACGGATCGGCAGGCGGCGGCATGAATGCACCGGCAGCGAACACCGTCGGCGATACGTCGGGGACGTTGCCGGTGCAGAACGGTTCGCATCGCGTCAACGGCGGCGGAAGCGGAGGGACGAGCGGCAGCGGCATCAAAGGAGCGAGCGGCGCGCCATCCGGCGGAACAAATGGGGCGGGCTCGGCGGCGAACCCAAGCGGAGCCGGCGGCGCGTCGACGATTTTCGGCCTCGGCGGCCTCGGCGGCGGCAACGGCGCAACCGGTGGCGATGCGGCGACGAGCGCGTGGGGCGCGGGCGGCGGCGGCAGCGGCCCAAATGCGTTCTTGCGCGGCGGTAACGCCAACGACGGCTACGTCCGCTTCGACTACTGCGTGCCGAACTGATCATGGACCGCTTCAGCCAGTGCCTCGCGTTTGAGCTGCGTCCGGATATAGAGGGCGGCTACGTCGACAACCCGGCGGACCCGGGCGGCCCGACCAACCACGGCATCACGCAGCGCGTGTACTCGGCGTGGCTCGCGCGTAACGGCTGCGCCGACGCCGACGTGCGCTATATTTCGGACCTGCAGACCGCCGCGATCTACCAGCAGCGCTACTGGGGACCGACGCGCTGCGACCAGATGGACGCGCCGCTCGACCTCGTGGTGTTCGACGGCGCGGTTCAACATGGCGTCATGAGCATCGTCAGGATTCTGCAGCAGCGGGTCCTCGGCTTTGATCCGCGCGAGGTCGACGGCATCGTCGGGCCGTCGACGTTGGCTGCGATTGATGCCGAGCCGGCCGTGATGCTGGCGTCGAAATTGATCGAAGCCCGCCGGATGGTGTATGCTGCGATCGTGAGGCGCGACCCGACGCAGGCCGTCTTCGCCCACGGCTGGTCTAACCGGATGACGGCGCTGGCTGGCGCCGCCGGGACAGTAACCGCGTGACTAATGGCCGCCGCTGGTGGTGGGGTGCTCTGATCCCGGCGGTCGCCGGCGCGGTCGGGGTCGTGTGGTCGATCTACGAGAAGGTGCAGACGTCGGCGGTGCGGATCGAGCGGCTCGAGGCCGCGGATGCGCGCCACGACGACGACATCAAGCAGCTGCGGGAAGAGATGCACGCGCTGGCACTGCGCGAACAACCTGCGAAAGGAAGGTGAGACATGACCGGAGTTACCGTGAACGTGAACATCGACGGCGCGGTCGCCTCCGTCGACCAGACCGGCAAGATCGTGAATATCAGTGCCGGAGGCCCGCCGCCGCCGACGCTGCAGTCGATCATTGTCGAACCGCAAAACGCGACGGTCAACGCGCCCGCCACGCAGCAGTACACGGCGAAGGGCGTCTACAGCGACGGGTCGTCGGCGACGATCACGAACTTGGTCACGTGGAGTTCGAACAACCCCGCGCTCCTCAGCATCGCAGCGGGCGGGCTCGCGACCGCCATCGCTGCCGGTGCGACGCAGGTCAACGCGATGCTCGGCAGCGTGATCGGCTACGCGCCGGTCACGGTCACGGCGTCGGGCTCCGGTCCGTACCCCGGCAACAGCGTCATCAACGCGAAGATCACGCAAGCGAACCTGCGCACGCAGGTCAACGGCATCATGCACGGCGTGACGTGGGCGGTCGAGTTCGACACCACGACGACGCAGTACCCACGCGACTACAACAACATCGGCAAGGTCAGCTGCTACGGACAGGGCGGCGACAACTCGCGCATCATCGGCTGGCTGTCGTTCACGCCGAACGGCCCGCCGATTCCGTGGACACCACCGATCACCGGACCGCTCGCGCCGAGTCTGAACCCCAACTGGAGCTTCGGCGTGCAGACCGCGCCGCCCGGGCAGGCGTACTGGCTCGTGGACCTGCCGCTCGGGACGAAGGTGTACGCGAACTTCGTGGTGGACACCGGCGCTCCGGGGAACTGGTTTTGCGAGATCAACAAACCGCAGCTTATCCAGTAGGAGGCATCATGTCGCTAGTCGCGTTCCTGATCTGGCTGTTGGTTCTCGTCATCATCGCCGGGCTTGGCTGGTGGATCATCGGCCAGTTCACCCTGCCGGAACCGGTCGGCAAGCTCGTGCGGATCGTGTTTGTGGTCGTCATCTGCGTCATCCTGATCGTCCTGCTGCTGAACCTCGTCGGGGTCGCGGAGATCGGGGCAGTCAGGCTCAAGTGACGGGGTCGCCGGCGCGCTCCTTGGGGGTCTCCTTGGGCTCCCGGGAGCGTCCGGCTATGGTTATAGCTTGGCGCCATCTGGAGCGCCACGGAGAGGCCGCCGCGGGGTGTCATTGCGGTGTCATTTGTTGTATGATACAATCTGTTCGCCATGTTGTTTAAGTTCGAGGGGGACGCGGACGACCTGTGCCGGATCTTGCGGTGCGCCTGCTGTGAGCAGCCGGCCGCCCCGCAGATCGTGGCGGCGACCATCGGGCTACGACTGGGATCGATCACTCTGTCGTTCATCGGAAAGGGGTACACCATGCAAGTCCCAGACAACGGCGGACCATTCACCGCCACCATCGGTGGTTTCGTTGACGCGGCGGGCCAGCCGGCCGCCGATCCCGGCACGGCAACGTGGGCGACCAGCGACGCCACCATTGCGACCGTGGTCCCGCTGCCGGATGACGGCTCGGGCACGGACGCCGCGACCGTCACGCTGACCGGCGCGCTCGGTCAAGCGCAGATCACTGCGACGTACGGCGACCCGACCACGACGCCGCCGTCCGGCTTCGTCGTGACCGGCACGCTCGAGGTGATCGCTGGCCCGGCCGTCTCGGCGACGATGACGTTTACCGGTCCCGGCGCGAGCGCCCCAGCACCGACGCACTGAATCACTTCTTCTTGTTCGGTCCTGTCTTTGGGGCGGGCTGCGGCTCGCCCTTTTGTTGTTCGATCATCCGGCAGACGCAATGGAGCTGTGACAGCTTGAGCCGGTAGTTGATATCGACGTGTGGCGGCGGCGATGCCGCCTTGTAGTGGCGCTCCAGCTCGAGGCGGGCCTCGACGTAGGCCGAGATCGCAGCGGCGAGATCCATCAGTGTCTCCCGGGGAC